TTTTACATAAGTGGAGTATTTCTCTGGTGTATTGGTCTTCACCATTCTTCTTCACATCTTCTTGCAATTCAGTATTAGAACCCCAATAGGTTTCCCAATCAGAGGTCTTTCTGACCTTTTTCTTTTTGCCTTTTACTTGACGAGTGCCAGCCTTGGTAAAGAACTTCTTACCAATATATTTACGACCGGTTTGGTTGTGAGTGATTAGATAGACAAACCCGAAATAACCATCGGCATCTTCGGGTTTGAACTGTTCTGCTGTATTATGATAAAACCACACTATTCATCCTCTTGTTCAGATTCATCCTTCTCTAGTATGTATGCTGAACAAAATGGACAAAATCTAGGGTCATCATCACAATCATCAATGCTGTATTTTATTTGAAACTTAGAATCACAATCATCACAAATGTGAGATAGTGTCGGCATTAATTACACCATGATTGCTTGGCATCGCCAAAATACTCTCTAGCGAAACCATTTTGAATTAAACCTGTGCGTAGTGATTGGCCATCTAATACAATATCTCCCAATACACGACCGCCGAATTTATCCCAGCCGTAGAGCGTAACTTGACGCTTAGTGGATTTTGTAACTGCGTTTTTTGTAAATTCAGTAGCGGCTTTTCCTCTGGCATCTTCAGAAGGGCATTGAGCTCTAAATCCTTTTTCTGGTGTGTCAACGCCGTAGATTCTAACTGCAAGTTCAGGCTTGAGTGGCGCAGGAAGAAAAGGTGCCGCTATGACAACAGTATCGCCGTCATTTACACGGACAATCTGAGCATCATAGGTTACCCCCTGTGGTGTTTTTTGTGCGAGTGCCAATGTAGGCAATAATAATAGAAGTGCTAGTATTTTTTTCATTTTTTTTCCTTATGCCCAAACTTCATTCCAATTACCACTCAATGCGCCTTTAGCGTAATCAGTAGCACGATTTTCAAAAAAGTTTGTGTGTGTTGGTGCGTTAATCATTTCTTCTACCCACGGTAGAGGATTGCGTTTTACTTTAAATATACCTTTCATACCAAGACCAATTAACCTGCGGTCTGCAATATAACGGATATATGTTTTTACTTCTTCGGAAGATAAACCTTCCATTTCACCCATACTAAATGCAAGGTCAATGAACTTATCTTCTAATTGAACCATGCGTTCAGCAATAGAATAGATGGATGATTTCAATTCATCATTCCAAATCTCATTATTCTCATGTATGTAGGTTTTAAATAATTTCATCATATTTTCAGAGTGCATGGTTTCATCAACAATAGACCAAGTAACAATCTGGCCCATGCCTTTCATTTTACCCATACGGGGAAAATTAAGTAACATAATGAATGATGAAAACAACTGCATACCTTCGGTGAAAGCACTAAACACAGCAATATGTTTCGCTGTATTTTCTTTTGTACCATTCTTATCTGAAATATCCAACACATAATCGTGTTTATCTTTCATCTCCTGATATTCCATAAATTCATTGTAGGTTGTATCAGGTAGACCAAGTGTTTCAATTAGGTGTGAATAGGCTGCAATATGTAATGCTTCACGAGCTGCAAATCCCATCAACATCATACGAACTTCTGGTTGTGGAAAATATGGTAGATAATTCTTAACATAACCACCTGCCACATCAATATCACCTTGTGTGAAAAATCTAAAAATATTGGTTAAAAAGTGTTTCTCGGCTTCTGTGAGTTTTTTCTTCCAATCTTTAACATCTTCAAGCATTGGAACTTCTGTGTGTAACCAATGTGATTGTTCATGTTTCAACCAAGCATCATAAGCCCATGGATAGTTAAAAGGTTTAAAACTACTGCGACTATCTGTGAGTTTAAAATCCGTTTTCTTAATCATTCGCCCAAGCCTCTAATTCTTTCGTTGTTTTTACACCTGTTAATCTTTTCACCTCAATGTTTTCATCCAACATTACTAGGGTTGGAACAGAACGAATGCCATAGTCCGATGCTAATTCTGTATGCACATCAATATCAACTACTTCAATAGGTAAACCTAAGTTGGCTGTTTCTAAATTCTTGGCCAACATTTTACATGGGTTGCACCATGATGCTGTAAATCTTAAAACTTTTTTCATATATTATCCTTCACATGCGATGCAAACTGGTTCTTCACTAGCTGCTAATTGTTTCAAATCGATTTCTTGTATTGCTTGTCTTTCAATTTTCTTTGCAACTTTATCTGCCTTACCAATTTTTTCAGAACGGCAATAGTATAATGTTTTTAGACCTGATTTCCATGCCATGAAATGAATAGCATGTAGATATTTGATATTCACATCTGGTCTAAAGAATAGGTTTAATGATTGTGCTTGGTCAACATATTGTTGGCGGTCGGCTGCATGTTCAATCACCCAGCGTTGGTCAATTTCCATTGAAGTCTTAAACACATCTTTTGTCCACTCATCTAGGAAATCCAAGTGTTGAACAGAACCATCATTAGCAATAATACTAGACCAAACATCTTGGTATTCACCAGCATCTTTAACTTTATCTTTAATGATTGCATCTAGCCAACGATTCTTATTCAAGTGTGAACCTGATAATGTATCTTGGCGATAAGCATTGGCACGATATGGCTCAATACTTGGTGATGTATTACCCATAAGAATAGATGATGAAGCATTTGGTGCAATAGCCATCATATGACTAAATCTGCAACCTGTGCCTTTGGCATCTGGTGCTTCGCCTCGCTCTGCGCCTAATTCTAAATTGGCTTTATCAAGTTTTGCTCTGATATTCTCAAACATGGACTTATTACGACCAACAGCCATTGGAGATTCCCAAGGTAAGTTGTTCTTTTGTAAATATGCATGGAAACCTAATGCACCAATACCAATACTTCTTTCACGCTTAGCAGAATAGATTGCTCGTGAGATTTGTTTAGGTGCATTTTTAATAAAGTATTCTAATACATTATCAAGCATTTCAGCCATATCTTTTAAGAATAATGGGTCATCTTTCCACTCATCATAATATTCCAAATTAACCGATGATAAACAACATACTGCTGTTCTCTCATGGTCGGTTGGTAGAATAATTTCTGAGCATAGGTTAGATTGTTTAATGCTTAGACCTAATGCCTTTTGAAACTCAGGCATAGCTTTATTGCTTGTGTCGATGAAATGAATGTATGGTTCACCTGTCAACATTCTCATTTCTAAAATTCTCTGCCACAAGTCACGAGCTGAGATTGAATCTCTAATCTCGCCATTGTGTGGGTCTCTTAAATGCCATGTATCATCAAAATCTTTATCAAGCATAGATTGCTCAATCAAATGCATAAAGTCATCGGTGATATTAATACCGTGATGTAAATTCAAGCAACGCATATTTTGGTCGCCTGTTGGTTTACGCATTTCTAAAAAGATAAGGATATCAGGATGACTAATATTAAGATAAGCAGCGTAAGACCCTCTGCGTGTTCTACCTTGTCTGTATGCAAGAGAACTAGCATCATAAGTCCGTAAGTGAGGCATAACGCCAACAGACTTATCATCTGAGCTTCGTATTCCAATACCAATTCCAACTCCGCCTCCCAACATTGAGAGCCAATTTACTTCCGATAGAGTATCGACCAAACCTTCTGCTGAATCATCGAGATAAGGTAAGAAACATGATATAGGAAGGCCACGCTTAGAACGACCAAAAGAAAGAATGGGAGTAGAATAAGACAACCAATGTTTACTGCTATACTCGTATAATCTCTGTGAGTGCTCTTGAGTGCTACCAAACGCCTTTGAAACATATGCAAACCTTTCCTGTGGTGATTGTTCATCTTCCCTCATGTATGATTCTTTTAATCTCTTTATTCCCAATTCATCGAATAAAGAATCACGAGAATAGTCTACCTTAATACCGTGAACGATATCTTCCATTAAATACTCCAAATTTTTATTATTGTTGTTCTACAAATTCAGTTGCCATCGGCCAAACCGTAGCGATTACCTTAGCACATGCTTGTGCAATTTTTCTGTGTTCTTTCTGTGTGCCGTTTGCTGAACGGAGCTGAATATAATGAATCCAACTTCTAATAG